GTCATCGGTAAAGGTATCTTGGTTTTTGATTTGCTGATAACCGCATTGGAAACAGCTAGTAACTGGATTATCGCATTAAGTAAGTTCTTAGGTGGTGCGCTTATTAGTGCATTGCGCGCTGTTGGAATAGCCTTCATTGCCGTCGGCAAACGTGTTGCATTGGCTTTTGTCACCAATCCGATCGGGTTATTGATTGCGGCTATTGCGGTTGCGGTGTATCTCATTGTTAAGTATTGGGACGAGATTAAGGCAACAGCGATTTTGGCTTGGGAACTAATTTCAGTCGCTTGTAGTCAGGCATGGGATAACATCCATAAAAAAGCGATTGCCATTTGGGACTCAATCGAAAAATACATCGGTGACAAAGCAAATGCAGTGGGGCGTATTTGGGACAGTATCACTATGCTATTTTCTAATGCATGGGAAAATGCAATTAAATACGTTACAAGTAAATTCGATGGACTTATTCCGGATTGGGTTAAGAATCTGTTTAGTGATGGTGCTACAGTAACAGTTAACGGTCAGATGCCGAATATTGCCGGTGATACAATGGCTCTAGCAGGACAATTGGCACAATACAGTACTAGTATGCAGCAAAATCAAACGATTAATAACAATCAGGTGATTAATGTAAACGGTTCACAGAACCCAACAGCGACGGCGAGAGAAGTTAATAAGACCATTTCGAGCGCGTCAAAAAGTGGTTATCGTTATCAGATGTCTCCTATTGAGAGTGGAGGCGGTTAATGAGCTTAATGAATTTATTGTTTGGCACAAAAACCATCTTTGGAGCAATGGGTGTTGCGGCAATCGAACTTGATGCTCTACTCAACGAAACAACGGTAATGTCGAGCCAAATCACCGAATATCCCGTTGAAGATGGCACGATTGTATCTGATCACATTACGCTTGACAGCGAAAGACTGACGATTGAGGGGGTCATCTCTGGTGCTGGGTCGTTATTTGGCATTAAAGCAGGTAAGGCAGAGCTTATTAATGCCAAAGAAACATTGCGCGAACTGCATCGCACGAGAGAGCTAATCACGATCGTTACGGGAGTAGATCTGTATGAGGATTTTGCAATTGAGTCTTGCTCTATTGCAAGGAATAACGAATTTGGCGAGCAATATCAAGTTGGTCTTGAGTTGCGAAAAATTAAAAAAGTGACTCTAAAAACTGAAGATATGCCGCCCGAAAAAAGCGGCAAATCAACTCAAGGCAAAGCTGGTAAAACTAAGAGTAATGCGGGCAAAGCGAAAACCGGCAAGCCNGGAGCATACTCAGGCAAGGGGGCCGTGTAATGTTTTTGATTGATGTGCCTGATATAAATGATTCTCTTGTCGAAGTCGAACTGGACGAGGAAGTATTTATTTTACATTTCAGCTGGAATGATACGGTCGGTTATTGGTCGCTATCCATTGAAAATGTCTATAACGATGAACTGATTAGTTGTCTGCCGATTTATCCAAATAGACGGTTGCTAGAGTTTGTTAAGAACTCACAGTTACCGCCTGGTGATTTTATTGTGATCAGAAATGATGCTGCTGCCTCAATCGGTCGGGCAGATTTTTCCAATGGTTCGGCAGCATTGATGTACATAGGGGTTGATGATGAGTAATCGGTTTTTGCGCAATTATCGGTTGCAGATCGGGAAAAAAGGCGAAACGAAAGGTGTAAGCATCGTCCAACCAATCAGAATGTCGTTTGACATCGAAAAAACCACTGAATCTAATCCGAATGAAAGTACGATAAAAATTTACAACCTATCTCCCGCTACACGTGCGTTAATTGAAAAACCAGATATGCGGTGCGTACTTTATGCCGGTTACGAGGAGGAAGGGGAACCGTTACTGTTATGCTCGGGGGATATTGCCTATGCTTATTCTTACCTTGATGCGGCAGATTGGATCACTGAGCTAGCGGTGTTAGATGGGCTAATTGAAATCCGAGATACCGCCGTTTCGTTAGGTTATGCCGGGGGGGTAAATTCTACTCAAATTTTAAATGCGATTGCCGGTGCAATGGGGTTGATTTTGGTCGCTCCTAACTCATTATCCGAGCGTAAATGGGCGAATGGGTTCAGTTTTTATGGCGCTGCGCGGACTGCATTAGACAAAGTTGTAGCCGGCACAGGGCTTGAATGGTCTGTGCAAAACGGCGAATTGCAGATTGTTAATCGTGCCGATGTTACTAAGCGGCAAGCAGTTGTGTTGTCGGCGGAAAGTGGGCTTATAAGCTACCCTGAGCGCACCAGAGAGGCGGCAAAGAGCAAAAAAGCCGATAAGGAAGAAGTAAAGGGCGCTAAAAAGCGTAATTTTACACTAGATAATCAGGCGCGTGACGGTTGGAATGTCAGAAGTTTTTTACTACCGCAGGTCAACCCTGCTGACAAGGTCAAACTTGAAAGCAAAACGGTTACGGGTTGGTTTCGCGCCGAAAAAGTACATCATTATGGCGATTCGTTTAGTGGTGATTGGGTCACTGAATTACACTTAATTGATTTAGAGACCAAACAAAATAGTGACGATAGTCGCAAACATCGCAAAAAAAGGGTTAAGTAATGGATTTTTCCGATATTAATGTTTCATTGCCGGGCGTTGTTGTAAATTATGACGCGGAAACGTGTCGTGCCACGGTTTTGCCGACAATTCCGAAGAGGTTAAATGACGGTTCTGAGCTTGCCCCGCCTAAAATTGTCAATGTGCCGGTCTTGTTCCCAACGGCAGATGTAAACGGGTCGGTTGCTCAAATCACTGTCCCGATAAAGCCGAATGACGGGGTGTTTCTGATTTTCTGTCAGCGCTCACTAGAGAACTGGTTAAATGGCTCAAATAGCGCACCTGATGATCCTCGTATGATGGATTTATCGGACGCCTTTGCAATGCCAGGTTGCAATCAGAAAGCGCCTTCGGCAGATGGTAATAATTTATCAATCAGTTATGGGGAGGGTAGTATAAAGATTGCACCTAACGGTGAAGTGACCATTAAAACCCCGAAATTAACGGTAAATGCACCGACAAGTGAATTTACCGGTAATGTAAATGTTACTGGTAATGTAACGGCGAAAGGTGAAGTGCAAGGTAAAGGTATTAATCTTTCGACACACAAACACTCGGGCGACAGTGGAGGAATGACAGGAGCACCGCAATAATGACAACTGATCTGAAACTATCTTCAACACACGATCTCTTGTTAAAGGACGGGAAGTTATTGTTGACAGAGGGGGCAAGTCAGCGTGCGCAACAAATTAAAATTGCATTACTGACTTTTTTGGGCGAGTGGGAATTTGACACAAGCATCGGAATACCTTATTTGGAGCAAATTTTAGTCAAAACCCCAAATAAATTTAGAGTGGAAGCGATATTACGCAAAAAAATTTTAGCGGTGCAGGGCGTGCGGCGTATAACTTCATTCGGTCTTGATATAGACCGCACAAGCCGCTCACTGAGCGTACATTTTTCGGCGGAAACTGATGATGGGAAAGTTGACGATAAAGTTATGATTGATAGGAGAAATAATGTCTGATTACGGTGTAAAAAGAAGCGGATTTGTGCGTAAGCGATTGCCTGAACAATTGAATGAAATTAGAGATAGCCTAAAGAATGGCTTAGGGTCCAATGTTGATTTAACTCCCGATACAGTACTTGGCGTAATTTCACATATATCGGCGGAACGATTTGCTTCGATCTGGGAGTTAGCTGAGGCTGTTTATGGGACGATGTACCCGATGAGTGCAACAGGAAGTAATCTTGACAAAGCAGTATCTTTCATCGGCGTTACGCGATTACAAGAGCAACCATCATCTTGTGCTGTGACGTGGTTTGGCAAGAATGGAACTGTTATCCCTGATTATTCTTGTGTACGTAATAAGCGCAGCCAAGTTAAATATTTTGCACTAGGGGAGGTCACAATATCACAAGATAACGCGCATTGTGTCACTATTTCGCCGAGCATCAGCTCTATTGAGATTAACGGCACCTTATCAGTTGTTATCAATGGCGTAACATACTCATACCAGACAGATCGAGCCTCAATTAAGTACGCTATGGAAAAACTTTTTGCAAAATTAGCAGGGCTTGAATTTGCTGATGTTAAATTAAACAACCTAGAACTTACTGTTACCGCAAGTAGCGTAACAGGGTTTAGTGTGGCGGTAAATGATAAGCTGTCTATCGCCAAGCTTGGTACGTTAGGACGGGTAACGACAGACAAGGCTGAGACTGATTTAGCCGAGGCAGGCAATATATCTGAAATTATTGATCTGGTCGATGGGTTAGAAGAGGTTAATAACTTTTCGTTTGGTACCGCGGGCAGGCAAGAAGAAACGGACAGCGAACTCTATCAACGTTATCACAAAGGTGTTTGGCATACCGGTGCAGGGACGGCAGAATCAATACAGGCAAATTTGTTGAAAGTAGAGGGCGTAAATCACGCTGTTGTGTACGAAAACAAGAGTAACACTCTAAATGATTTTGGCATGCCGGCGCATAGCTTATATTGTGTGGTTAAAGGTGGTCTAGATGCAAATATTGCACAGGTAATTTTGAAATATGCGCCTGCAGGAATTACGTTGCACGGTAGTCGCACCGTAACAGCGCAAGATAGCCAAAAAATTAATCAATTAATCAAATTCGGTAGGCCTCGCAAGGTGTATATATGGGTTAATGTGCTTGTTAACACGTTTGTAGATCAAAGCGAATTTGCAGCTACAGGATATTCTACAAAAATTATTGAAAATATTATGAATTATGCCGCAACACTTAATGTCGGTGATGATGTTATTTTGCAACGTATAATCGGAAAATGCGTAGATGTAAAAGGTGTTGGGAAGGTACAGGTCACCATTGGTAGAACCACGACCTTGGATAGCACAGTGCCATCATTTGATGATAATAATATTACGATCGCACCAGACGAAGAGGCTATTTTTGACAGAACTATTATCAAGGTGACGTAATATGAAAGGACTAACAGATAATTATGTTGAGATTGGCAAGTCTCTCAATCTGTCTCAATTTCATCACGCCCTTAAATTCAATGCTTTTTTGACCGCACTTTTGTCACCTTATGCCGATATCCAAGCCGCATTATCAGACTTGCTGTATAAGCGCCATATTGATATTGCCGAGGGGAGACAGCTAGACGGAATAGGTGATATTGTCGGCGTAGCGCGTCCTTATGTTGACGCAAATAATAATTGGTATTTTGGTTTTACAGGGCAAAGTAAGGCTAAGGGGTTTAGTCAGGCACCGATACGAGATGCCGGTGTAGCTACGCAATCAACGACCCATAATTATATGTCCGATATGGATTATCGCGCGCTGATCCGGTGGAAAATCGTAGCTAATAATTCACACGGTACGACAGAGGATATTATCAGAGCTTGTATAGCGCTATACAGAGCTAAAAAAGTCGAGGTGAAGAACTTAGGTGGGGCGGAAGTGAAAGTTATCGTTACTCGAAACAAGGCAATTCATACCTTTGTTTTTGAAAATAAGCCTGAGCAATGGATACCGGTTGCGGTAGGTGTAGGCGTTACAGTAGAGTTTGTTAATGCATAGGTGTTTAAGTGATTGATTTAATTAAGTTGTTTGAAAAAATAAAATGGGCTGAAAATGGCGGTATCGCTGATTTTAGTGAGGGGAGTTATAAATCTGGCTGGGCCTTTTTAGGTGATGATACTCCGACAGTACAAGATTTTAATTTTGTACAGCAAATGAACGATAAAAAAGATAAGTGGCTGTACAATCAAATTAATGAGGTGCTGAAATCTGAGGGGTTGACAGCTACTGAGCAGGAGCTAGACACGCTCTTGAAAGCGATTAAAAATATAGTGCAGAGTTACAGTACGCCAAAAGAAATTAGTGGGAAGAGTGACAATGCCATTGACGAAACTGGGCATTCACACAAAATAGTTTCGGCCAACACCGAACGCAAAGGTATTGTCCAGCTTACAGAGGATTTAACTTCGGAAAGTTCAGAGCTAGGTTTGACTGCGAAAGCCGGTAAGAGATTAAAAGAGCTCATTGACGCACTTACCCGCAGTCTTGGTAATTACATCCCTAATAGTAAGAAATCCAGCGCAGTTGACAGTCCGTCTGCAGACATGGTAGCAACC